CTAAATCAGTCAAGCTAGTACGTCCACATTACAGGAGACTCATTACCGTCAAGGTCGCGGATGTCAACATGCACAAAGCTACTAGCAACTCCAACTCCTGAAAAGCCCATTTTGATAGCCTCCTCAACAATCTTAAACCGCTGTATACCGTCTGTAACTTTAATGTCTGCTGCAATGCCTTGGGCATGAGTTCCGGGTGTCTCCTTTTTAGCTTCTATGGGGTGGTCTTTACTTCTATAACCACTCGTGATAACAAAGGGGAACCCACATCTAGCACGTAACAAATCTAACTTAAGCAACAACCTGTCACTAATCTCATTCTCGCCAGTGTACTGACAAGCAAACTCTTCCCTAGTAAAGTAATCTAAGTCTTGATTTATATCATACATCTGTATAGTCCCCTTCAATGGGTTCTTCGCCGCCGGATATGACAGTAGTCTCTCCACCAACACCTGTAATAGAGATATTAATGGCACTCTTGCCTCCGCTGGCCTTATCCTTCTCAAAATAGCTGACAGGTAGTAACCTATCCATGCAGAGCTTCCATGCTGCCGCTTGATTCTTATGGTCATCGTCCAAGGCTGCTGACAATATACTATCTAGCACCTTCCTACTCTTAGGGGATGCCAGCATTCTAGCCTTGTATTCGTTAATGACCGCTGCGTCACCCTTGGGCCTGCCTACTGAGTTACGTTTGCCCTTGGTTTTTGACACAACTGCTGTTTTCTTTGGTCGCCCCACCCGCTTCGCGGGCTGACTACCCTTAGGTTCTTTAGTATTCATTGTATTTCCCTTAGTACTTAAGGATACTTAAGTATACTTTAGTTTATTTCTTTAATTATTATTAAAAGATCAATCCTAACGATGCTTAAGGATACTTAAGGGCGCGAGGTAATCTTTATCTTCTTTAGTATACTATAAATTATACCATACTTTTAATCAAAAGTCAAGTCTTTTCTTTACTAATGTCTACATATTTATACATAAGGGCCGTCCCTTTAATAGCTTTTGGCTATACTGGTGTCAGTTTAGGAATACACAGGTATTACAAGGAGTTATAGTACACACAGGTAGTCATAAGTAAATGTAATTATACACTCTTTTTTTCCAAAATGCTACTTTTTTGTATACATGCGGTAACATCATATAAATAAGGTAGCCACAGCGCCCCCCCGGGGCCTAGTTATCCACAGGTTTTACACAAGCATCCACAAGTTATCCACAGGCTGCCATGTTGGCACGGGTATTGCATAGGATTCCACAGGGTAGAGTGTGGGTATGCATTAGGATACCCATAGACCACACCAGCAAACCTCAACCACTGTATGAATACACAGGTTGACACAAGTATTGTGCTGTGGTATTCGCGCGCACACGCATATATAAAGGTAGGCAGTAAGGTATTCACCAGATCAATAATAGTCCAAATCATTATAGTTTAAATAAATTGTACAATGCTGGTAATCCCGGTAGAATTGCACCATCAAGACAACAAACACACAGAGGCACACAGCATGAGCAAGTCAATACTGATTGAAGTCAAACAGAGCTACGGTCGCAAGGTTATCTACCCGGCCTGTAATAACGCTGAGACGTTCGCTAGGCTTACCGGGTGCAAGACCTTAACCGCACAAACACTTGAGCTGATAGAGCAGCTGGGGTACACTATCGACACAATAACACCAGACTGGAGGAATTGAGATGACATTTGGCGACGGAGTAGCATTTGCAATACTGGGTTTAGTAGTGTTAATATGGGTTAATCTACAGATGATGGGAGTAATTTAAAATGAAACATTGGGAACTGGAACATAACGACGAACATATCCGCATAGAATGGAACGAGTCAGCGACATTTAACCTACAAACGCCTATTGGTGGCAAATGGGTAGATTATCATTGTTTCACTTGCTACGGTATTGAGACAGATCAAGAGGCGCTAGAGCAGGCGTATGAGATGCTGGAAACATTAGAGGCAGTATAGTTGCTTTATCGTGTCCACTGGTATACAGTGGGCATTATTAAACCAACTAAACCAATAGAGGCAGTACAGATGAAACTTAAACAAATAGGAAGTAACATGACTGAACTAGATATGGGCGACGCACAGGTATTTTTTAGCTACGAGACGCCAGTGGCTGCACGTACAGACACTGGTGCGCTGGTGCGTACATCAACCAAATATAGCGTCACTACAACCAAACACATCAACAAATGGCTGGACGGTATGCCAGCAGTGGAAGTACCGCAGGCAGTAATTAATGATTTAGTAGAGGTGGCATAATGAGCAACTACAAAGCAGCAATAGACAGGCTAAACAGCTGCAAGACATTGGGTGACATAGACCGCGCATTGAGAGGCTTCGAACGCGTACATAAAGTTGGCCATTTAACAGACAGCGAGCTTCAGCGATTAGACGCGAAAGCCTTTGACATAATATTAGACTGGCAAGAGGTGACACAATGAAAACTAAAGGCGAAGTAATCAGGTTTAAACTGGAGTTAATGGCGGTAATGCTGGTGTCTGGGCGAGAGGATCAGGCACAGGAATTAATGCAGCAGGCGCTGGATTTGTGTGATACAATCACGGAACAAATGCCAGAGGAGGCAGCATAATGAGCATTAAAATATCATATAAAGATTATAGGGAAACTTTAGCACAGTTGAACAAGGTCTATTGTGAGGCGTATCGTGGGGATTTAAAGCCATTGGCCGCGCATCTCAGAGGTTTGAAGGCACAGATAAGAGAGGATTATCCAGAACATAGCGACAGATATACACAGGAAGCCTTAGGTTATCTATCAAAGGAGGTAGCGTCATGAATGACTTGTATTTTTACCTTAAATGGTACATAATCGGCACGGCGGTAGGCTTTGCCATAGGCTATGGGGTTGGAACATGGATACTATAATCGCAGAGGTAGTGGGCTGGTCTACATTGACAGCCATTGTAATAGCGGTGCACAAAGGCGTGTTCTGGCTAATGACTAACAATATACTGGAGTATTTTATATGAAAAACAATGAGTATCACGGAGACGAGCATCTCTTAGATGAGGACGAGTATCCACCAATGCAGCAGTGGGAGATTGATGAGGCACTGGCGGATATAATAGGTGATGACAAATGGCTGGAAAAACAACAGGCGAAAACCAATGATAATATTTGACAGAACACTTAGCATAGAGTACCGGGTAGGCGTAGGCTTTGACCTAGAGTTCCCAGACAGTCGCCCGGTATGGTGCACTGACATAAGCACAGGGGAGTCCATTACAATGCCCTTTCAGGGTGTCATTTTACATTTGCCCCTGTGTCTGGTATCATATGGCCGGGTTTATGATGAGGTAGAGATATGAGTAGGATTAAAGAAGAGATGCTGGGGTATGACTACGCCCAGAGTGACTGGATAGAGCCACAGGCGCACGTTATGGTCGATGAGCTAGTAGAGTATCAGGTATACTGTATGACGCTCTCAGAGCTAACACAGAGGGTCACAAAGCAAATGCGTGATGAGTACTACAGCAACCCCTATGACGATATGACTAGACAATATAGAGAGGTATTCCACGATGAGTAGATGCAAAGCGTGTGACGTTATCCTGAATGAGTATGAACTAAAGAAGGTAGACAAGGAGACCGGGATACACTTAGACCTGTGCAATGTCTGCTTGTCGCATAGCGATGAGGCTATGTATGACAGCATAGGACAATTAAGCGAGAAAGAGTTTGACGTTCTCTTAAATACTTGATATAATACTCAGGTAGTAAGGGATAATTTTAAAGATTAATTTTAAAGTATTAACCAAACGATCCTTAGGGGTCATAACATAGAGGTAGTAACCATGGCAGTATTAGAAGGCTTAGTAGCATTTGAAAACCTAGACGAGCATGAGGTGTATCAGGGTCAGTCAACAGGTAAATTCTCTCTGGTTCTCAGCTTGGATGAACCAACAGCAGATACCTTGGCTGGTTCAGGTGTCAAGCTCCGCGAGTACGAGGGAGTCAAACAGCGCAAGTTCAGCACCAAGTACGATGTCCCGGTGATGGACGCGGAAGGTAACCCGTTCAAGGGGCGCATTGGTCGAGGCTCTAAGGTGCGTATCATGTACGCAGAAGGCCAACCACATCCTGTACACGGCACCAGCACTTACCTTAACAAAATCAAGGTGCTGGAGGTCGCAGAGCAGGAAGGCGGAGAGGACTTCTAGTGGCAGTAGAGTCAACATTCGTCCAACATGAGTCATGCCCTTCGTGTGGCTCATCGGACAATCTGGCTCGCTATAGTGATGGACATGCAGTCTGCTTCTCTGGGGGCTGCAACCATTATGAACACGGCAACGGCCAGATAGGTCAGGTAGCACAACGTAAACCAATGAGGTCATTAGAGATGACAGGTGTCATAGCGGCAATCCCTGATAGACGTATCTCACAGTCAACATGCCAGCGGTACGGTGTGACAGTTGAGTACGGTACGGACGGACAAATTGTCAAGCATCACTACCCGTACCATAACAAGGACACAGGTACGGTGACAGGAACCAAGGTGCGGATCACCGAAACTAAATCATTCTATGCAACAGGGGAGTTCAATGAGGCAGGGTTGTTCGGCCAGCAGGCCTTTAAGACAGGTGGCAAATATATCACGATCACAGAAGGCGAGGCGGACGCACTTGCTGTCAACGAAATGTTCGACGGAAAGTGGCCAGTCGTCTCCATCAGATCAGGTGCAGCCGGAGCAGCCAAAGACATCAAAGCGAACCTAGAGTGGCTTGAGACCTTTGACAATGTGGTGATCTGCTTTGACAACGACAAGGCAGGACAGGAGGCAGCCAAGTCGGTGCTTAATCTGTTCACCCCCAACAAGGCTAAGAATGTCACACTGCCAGCCAAGGACGCAGGCGACATGCTCAAGAGCAATCAGGTGCAGGCGTTTGTCAAGGAGTGGTGGAACGCTAAGACATTTAGACCGGACGGTATTGTCTCAGGTTTAGATACTTGGGATTTACTTCAAGAGAAGAGGGATGTCAAGTCCATACCCTATCCTTGGGACTGCTTGAATGCTTTTACCTACGGCTTTAGACCGCAGGAGTTAGTGACCATCACATCAGGGTCAGGAATGGGTAAGAGCCAGATCATGCGAGAGCTTGAGTACTATCTATTGAAGAACACGGAAGACAACATCGGCATCCTAGCTCTGGAGGAAGACATACCTAAGACTACGTTAGGTATTATGTCTATGGAGGCTAACAAGCTACTTCACATACCAGAGGTACGAGCAGGGGTATCAATAGAGGAAGAGCGTGGTTACTGGGAAAGGACGTTTGGTTTAGATAAGTTACAGTTGTTAGATCATTGGGGTAGCACAAGCGAGGACGATCTGTTAGGCCGTATACGATACATGGCTAAAGGTCTGGACTGCAAGTGGATCATCCTAGATCACCTTAGTATTGTGGTCAGCGCTCAGGACAACGGTGACGAACGTAAGGCTATCGACAGTATTATGACCAACCTCCGAAAGCTGGTTCAGGAGACAGGTATAGGGCTATTCCTAGTATCACACCTTCGCAGAGCCAGCGGTGCCAAGGCACACGAGGACGGGGGTAAGATTAGCTTGGGAGAACTCAGAGGATCGGCGGCAATCGCGCAACTTAGCGACATAGTTATAGGCTTGGAGCGTGACCAACAACACGCTGACCCTGAGATACGCAACACCACCACGGTACGTGTATTGAAGAATAGGTTTGTAGGTCTGACTGGCCCCGCGTGTTACCTGTACTACGATAAGGAGTCAGGCCGCATGATTGAGACAGCCTGTCCTACAGGAGATAACGCGGAGTTTTAAATGAAGCAGATTGTATTTGACATTGAAGCCAACGGTTTAAAACCTACAAAGGTCTGGGTAATTGTAGCTACGGAACTGGACACCCGTGAGACGCATACGTTCTCAGGTGACACGCTCCTGTCGTTCAACGATTACATCGCAGGTCTTGGAGAGTGTGAGATCATAGGTCACAACATCATTGACTATGACATCCCTGTCCTTGAGCAGTTGTTAGGAACGGACTTCAGCAAATGCAAAGTGACCGACACATTGGTCATGTCGAGACTGGCTAACCCTTCACGGGAAGGCGGTCACTCGCTACGTAACTGGGGCGAGAAGTACTTAAACCAAGCTAAAGGAGATCACGATGACTGGGATAATTATTCGCAGGATATGGTGGACTATTGCAAGCAAGACGTTAATGTTAATGTGCTGGTGTACAAGAGATTACTTCTTGAGCTTGCAGATTTTGGAGCTGAAAGCATTAGCCTTGAACATCAAGTACAAAGCATTGTATCACAGCAGATTAAAACAGGCTGGCTCTTAGATCAAGAGAAAGCATTCGTGTTGCTGGCGGAACTGAAGGAAAAGAAGTTTGATCTTGAGGATGAGGTACAGAAGGTATTCAAACCCTTGCCTACCTACATCAAGGAGATCAAGCCTAAGATTAAGAAGGACGGTAGTATGTCTGTCGTTGGCCTAAAGTTTTTAGGAGATGGCTGGGAAACAGTGGGTGGCGAGTTTAGTCGCATCGACTTCCCTCAGTTTAACCTTGGTTCACGACAGCAGATAGGGCGATACCTCCAGTACTTTGGCTGGAAGCCTAAGCAGTTTACTGAGACAGGACAAGCCATCGTAGACGAGGCGGTGCTGAGTACAGTGAACGGAATACCACAGGCTTCCCTGATAGCTGAGTACCTGATGATACAGAAGCGTGTCGCACAGGTGCAGAGCTGGCTAGAAGCAGTCGAGGACGACGGTAGAGTACACGGGTATGTGAACACCAACGGAGCAGTGACAGGACGCATGACGCACTCTAGCCCCAATATGGGACAGGTTCCGGCAGTCTACTCACCCTACGGCAAGCAGTGTCGTGATGTGTGGACAGTGCAGGAAGGATACAAGCTAGTCGGTATGGATGCCAGCGGTCTTGAGCTACGCATGTTGGCACACTACATGAACGATGAAGGATACACAAATGAAATACTCAACGGAGATATACACACGGCAAATCAGCTGGCTGCGGGCCTTGACACTAGAGATCAAGCTAAGACTTTCATCTACGCTTTCCTGTATGGGGCCGGAGATGCCAAGATCGGAAGCATCGTTGGTGGAACTAGAAAGGACGGTCAACGACTTAAGGAAAAGTTCCTCGCAAATACGCCTGCTCTTGGAGAGTTACGAACACGAGTTGGAATGGCGGCTACAAGAGGCTATGTTTATGGCTTGGATAAGCGAAGGATCACCATACGATCAGAACACGCTGCATTGAATAGCTTACTCCAGTCAGCCGGGGCTATCGTTATGAAGAAAGCCTTGTGTTTACTGCACGAATATGCTATACTATGGGGTATAGACTTTAACTTTTTAGGGAACATCCACGATGAAATCCAGACAGAAGTCAGACAGGAGAAGTCAGAGGTTTTCGGAAGACTGGCAGCAAGCTGTGTTGAAGCTGCGGGCCTCCACTACGAACTCAACTGCCCTCTCGCCGGAGATTACAAAGT